TCTGAAAAGCCGGAAACCGTCCGGCGGCGTGTGAGTATTTGAACATTATCCGCGACATTGTTCAATCTTTTTTTAATGAAACTTTTTGATGATCGAATAAATTTATTTTATGGCCGGCAATCGGTCGGCAGCCGGTAATCCGCCCGCACATTCGCCCGCACAGGGTCGGTCGGGCGGCAGATCGGCCTGGTGAGAGTGAGAATCATTGTCATGGTGCGATGCAACATAGGGGGGGGTGGGGTGGATGGCTAGAGAGAAATTTGCAGGTGCCCCCTCCCCACAAAAAAAGCGTTTTTTGATGTATCCTTACCCAAAGGAGAAAAAATGGAAGAAGCGACGAGTACTACTGACAGCACTATTACTAGTACGATCCCGAAGAAGAAGGGTAGACCTAAGGGTTCTGTTAAATTAACCTTACAAAGGCTTGCGAACAATCCTGAACTCTTAAAGACTGACGGAGATAAACTTAAAGAGTTAAAAGGTCTTTTAATAAGCTCTAGAGGTAAAGACGTAGTAGAGAAAGCCTTAGAAATAGCAATGAACGATGAACACCCTCATCAAGGTGCGATGATTAAACTCTGTATGGATAGATTACTCCCTGTATCTTTGTTTGAGAAGGATAAAGCTCAGAGGAGTGCGGTGACGATCAGAATTACTGGAATTGGTGATGTTGATGTAAACAATGAAAAGCCTATTGCTGATATTGAGGATGCCCAGTATACTATGAAAAAATAGTAAACTGGAGAAAATGTCGTGCAATATCCATCTATTGATATTTTAAAAAATGAGGTAAGTTATGACGAAAAAACTGGAATTTTTACTAGGTTAAAGACGCATCCAAAATTGAAATATAAAGTTGGCGATGTAACTGGAGTTTTAACTCCGGCGGGATATTTACAAATAAGTATTAAAAATAAAATTTATTTAGCTCATAGATTGGCGTGGTTATATGTTTATGGTGTTGTTCCATCTAAAAACATAGATCATATTGATGGAATTAAAACAAATAATTCAATTACAAATTTAAGAGAATTACATCAAAAGCATAATGTTGAGAACATTAAAAAAGCAAAGACATCAAATAAATTAGGTGTTTTGGGCGTTAGTGTTCAAAATAAAGGCTCTGGATTAAAGCCTTATAGATCAAGAATAGTTGTTGATGGAAAAGAAATTCATTTGGGAACATTTGAAAAAATAGAAGATGCAAAAAAGGCGTATTTGATAGCCAAAAGAAAATATCATTATGGTTGCACAATATAATGGCTGATTTAAACTTTAGCCTTCTCCCCTGGCAGAAAGAAGTCTTCCAACACAAAGCTCGATTTAAGGTCATAGCCGCTGGACGTAGGTGTGGTAAGTCCCGTCTCGCAGCGACTACTTTACTCATAGAAGGTCTCAGATGCCCTGCTGGTAGTGCTGTTTTATACGTCGCTCCTACTAACGGCCAAGCACGACAGATTATCTGGCATGTCTTAATGGAAATCGGTCGTGACGTAATCTCTAGTAGCCATATTAATAACATGGACATTACTCTAGTGAATGGAGCCATGATTTATGTCAGGGGAGCTGACAGACCGGATACCTTACGAGGCGTTTCTTTAACTTACGCCGTTTTGGACGAAGTAGCGGATATTAAACAAGAAGCCTGGGAACAAGTCATTAGAGCGTCTCTAAGTGATAAAAAAGGCCGAGCGATCTTCATAGGAACCCCAAAAGGACGTAATTGGTTCTACGACCTCTTTAAGTTAGGAGAGGATGGTGAGGACGAGGACTGGAAGTCTTGGCATTTCACTACCAAAGACAACCCTTTAATCGACCCAAAAGAGATCGAATCCGCCAAAAAAACCTTAAGTACCTTTGCTTTCAAACAAGAGTACATGGCTTCCTTTGATAACGCCGGAAGTAATTTATTCAAAGAAGAATGGATCAAATATGGCAAAGAACCAGAGGGATCTTACTTTATTACCTGCGACTTAGCCGGTTTTGAAGACGTTTCAAAGTCAAACGGTACCAATAAAAAGCTCGACGAATCCGCTATCGCTGTAGTTAAAGTCACTGACGAAGGTACTTGGTTTGTTAAAAAAATAGAACATGGACGTTGGGACATTAAAGACACAGCTTTTAACATTCTCAAGTGTGTGAAGGAATATAAACCTGTACACATAGGTATTGAGAGGGGTGCATTGAAGAACGCAGTCCTACCCTATCTCAGTGACTTAATGCGAAAATATAATGTATATTGTCACATTGAAGACTTGACTCATGGTAATAAGAAAAAAGCCGATAGGATTATATGGGCTTTACAAGGCAGGTTTGAGCATGGAAAGATCGTTTTAAACGAAGAAGAAGATTTTGACGAGTTTATTGATCAATTATTGATGTTTCCGTCAAAAGGTGTTCATGACGATCTACCGGACGCTTTGGCTTACATGGATCAACTGGCAGTCACCTCTTATTTTGTTCAAGAGGATGAAGATTGGGAGCCTATAGACATAATTGCGGGTTTATGAGGATTGAATATGGAAAATATCTTTGAGCAACCCTCTGAGGAAGATAAAGAGATTGTTGCTTTTGTAGTAAACCATTGTGATCGGTGGCGAGACTACAGAAACACCAATTACTTAGACCTTTGGGATGAATACGAACGTATTTTCCGTGGTGAATGGGCTGTAGAAGATCGTATGAGGGATTCAGAGAGGAGTCGTATCGTGACTCCCGCTGCCCAACAAGCCGTAGAGACTCGTCATGCGGAGATTATGGAAGCAATCTTCGGTCAAGGTGAGTTCTTTGACATTGAAGACGATATTAAAGACGTAAACGGAAACCCGTTAGACGTTGAGATGATTAAAAATCAACTCAATGAAGACTTCAAACTAGACAAAATTCGTAAAGCTATTGACCAGATCGAGTTAATGGCTGAAATCTATGGTACTGGTATTGGTGAGATTGTCGTAGTCACTGATAAAACCTTTGAACCTGCTACACAACAGATCCCAGGCCAACAACAAGCCGCTATCGGTGTAGTAGAAAAAGACCGAATTGGCGTAAGAATTGTACCTGTAAATCCTAAAAACTTCCTTTTTGACCCTAATGGTACGTCTATTGAAGACTGCTTAGGTGTTGCGATTGAAAAGTATGTCTCAATTCACAAAATCGTCAAAGGTCAGGAAGACGGTATTTATAAAAAAGTAGACATTGGCACTTCCGCTGAAGACGATAGGTTAGAGCCGACTCAAGAAGTCGTGCAGTATCGTGATGATAAGGTAAAACTCTTAACTTATTACGGTTTAGTCCCTAAAGAGCTTTTAACTGGAAAAGAAGAAGTCGTAGAGTTATTCCCTGAGTCTTCAGTACAAGACGAATACGACAATTTAGTAGAAGCGATTGTTGTTATTGCTAATGACGGGATTCTTTTAAAAGCTGAAGAATCTCCGTACATGATGAAAGATCGTCCTGTCCTTTGTTATCAGGATGACACCGTACCGAACAGGCTCTTAGGTCGCGGTACTGTTGAAAAAGCCTATAACATGCAGAAAGCTATTGACGCGCAAATCCGCAGTCACTTAGATTCTCTGGCTTTAACGACTTCTCCAATGATTGCTATGGACGCTACTCGGCTTCCGCGAGGTGCGAAGTTTGAAGTCAAGCCTGGTAAAGCAATCTTAACTAACGGCGCTCCTAGTGAGATCTTATATCCGTTCAAATTTGGTAACACCGACGGTAATAATATCGCTACCGCTAAAGACTTTGAGAGGATGCTTTTACAAGCCACTGGTACTTTAGACTCTCAAGGTATGGTGTCTCAAGTTGCAAGGGATGGTCAGTCAATGTCTCTTGCTGTTGCGACTATTATTAAAAAATACAAACGGACTCTGGTAAACTTCCAAGAGGATTTCTTAATCCCGTTTATCAAAAAAGCCGTTTATAGGTACATGCAGTTTGACCCTGAACGGTATCCGTCTGTAGACTTTAAATTCATTCCAACTGCTACGTTGGGTATTATTGCTAGGGAATATGAACAACAACAACTCATTGGACTTTTACAAACACTTGGCCCCAACACGCCTGTTCTGCCTATTGTTCTCAAAGGCATACTGGCTAATTCTAGTCTCTCTAATCGCTATGAGTTAATTGCCACTCTTGAACAGATGTCTCAGCCTAATCCTGAGATGCAGCAACTTCAGATGGCGAAAGAACAACTCGCACTTCAAGCTGCACAAGCACAAATCGCTGTCGATACTACTCAAGCAGAACAGAATCGTGCAGAAGCTACTAAACTTGCCATCGAAGCTCAACTCATGCCTAAAGAGATTGAAGCTAAGACTATGGCAGCAGTTACCAAAAACCTTCCTACCTCTGACGATCTAGCTTCTAAAGAATTCGATAAACGAGTCAAGATCGCTGAGTTAATGTTAAAAGAAGCCGACATTAAGAATAAGTCTAAGATTGTCGAGCTTCAAATGGCAAATAAGCAGGAAAATTTACGTTCAGTAGAAAATGATTTTCTTGAGCAACTGTCTGGAGCATTAAAATGAGTTTGTTGCCAAATTTAGATGAACTTAATGATGAACAGAAAATGGCCGTTCTTGAGTCTGTTCAAAAATCAATAGCTCAAAGCAAAGAAATTCAAAAACGTAAAATTGCAGAAAATGTTGATTTAGTAGTTCAAGCGTTAAAAAAGATTGAAAGCGACATTCGCTCTCGTTATGACGATGTTGGAAATGCTATTGAAAAACGAGTAGCTTCCATTAAAGACGGTCGTGATGGTATTGATGGTAAAGATGGTAAAGATGGGAAAGACGGTAAGCAAGGAAAAGATGGTCGTCCAGGTCGTGACGGAAAAGACGGTAAAAATGGCTTAGACGGCGCTGATGGACAGGATGGTATTTCTGTAGTTAATGCTCACATTGATTTTGATGGCAGTCTTGTTATTCATTTATCGTCTGGAAAAGAGATCAATGTTGGAGAAGTTGTAGCTCAAGACCTTGCCGAGAAGATTAAAGTTATTTCTAACGGCGGTGGTACTAGCCAAACTGTTATTGATACTTTGGCGAGCCTACAAACTCAGATTGACAATCTAATTCCAAGTCAAACTGGAAATTCTGGAAAGTTTTTAACAACAAACGGTTCGGTTTTATCTTGGGCATCTGTAGCCGGAGGGCTTTCGTATCAAGGAACTTGGAACGCGACCACCAATACGCCTACATTAGCCTCTGGTGTAGGAACAAATGGGTATTACTATGTAGTATCCACAGCAGGGTCTACTAATCTGGACGGTATTACCGATTGGCAGATTGGTGATTGGTTAATGTTCAATGGAACGGTCTGGCAAAAGATCGACCAGTCAAATCTTGTAACCTCTGTCAACGGACAG